AAGAATCCTACGCCGTGCGTTTTTTACGTTCCGCTTCCTGGGAAGAAGGTGGTCGTTGAACGTCCTGTATCCGCAGAAGTCGATTCCGTGTGTTATTGGTATTACCTTGCTCTTTGGATTGATCAGAAGCCCTGCCATATTGAGTTGCGCCTCTGCGTCGATCAGCAACGCCCTCAGGTATGCCAGGCTGTCCGATACGATGATGAAATCGTCCATGTATCGCACATAGTGCTTCACTCCGAGGTCATCCTTCATATGATGGTCGAACGGGGTGAGCGTGACTCCTGCAAACAGCTGGGAAGGAAGAGAGCCTATATACAGCCCCTCTCCCTGTTCGTTCTGGTCTATGATGAGGTCAGCCACTGCAAGCAGACGCTTGTCGGAGATGGTCCTGCGTATCTGCCTCTTCAGGAATTCATGGTTGATTGATGGGAAGAAATGATGCACATCCCCTTTGATTGCGTAGAGGCGCTTCCCTTGCGGATATGACTGCACGTATTCCTGCAGTTGCAGAACCGCCTTCAGCGGACCACGTTTCTCAATGCATGCGTAGGTTTGGCTTACCATTTTTTTCTCGAACAGATGCCCTGCCACCTGGTCGAATGCGTGGTGGACTATCCTGTCTACGAAAGCAGGGGCCTGTATGAGCCGCTTCTTCGGTTCGTAGACTATGAATGCATTCACAGGACTCGGTTTCCAAGTACCCCACATGAGATGGTTCTGGATGTTGAAAAGGTTCGTCTCAAGATTCCTGGTGAACTGCATCACCTGCATGTCCTCCCTGTGTCCTCCGCTCCTTGCCGTTGTATATGCGGCGTACAGGTTCTCGAAGCTCACAAATTCATCCCACAATCCATTGAATGTCTTAGGCATCAATGATCTCCTTCTGCATAAGGGGAGGACGAGCCCCACGTTCCCGGATTCCCGGTACTTGCCGGGCCGTTCTCATTCATTTCTCACTTCACCGTTATGGTAGGAATAGCGTTCCTTATCTTCTGTGCGCTCTCGCACCACCCGTAGGTGTTGCGCTCTGGCTGCGCAGATAATCCAGGCCGGACCCAATGTTGTTGTTCGAGTTGCCCCGGACATTGTTGAGATTCAGCGATACGACTCCAGCATTGTTCGTGTTGTTGAAGTTGCCGCCTCGGAGGGCCATCCGCTCTTTGCAACCCTATCCCTTTCGATTCGAGATCTGGTGCATCCATGCACCGATCATCCTGCCAAGCTCGTCATTCAGTTTCGACCAGTACTCATATTTCTGGAACGGGAGGAAGCCGAGCTTCATGGAGTTTCGCACCATGATTCTCAACTTCCTCAGCTCCATGTCAGCCTGCTTCATCAGCTTCAGCTTGTCGCTGTTGTACTGTGCGTCGGTTGCGCTGTTTATCAGCGCAGCCATTTCCCACATCAGGTCCGTGATTCTGGAGGCAAGGACGAATTTTTCGCTCTTCGGGAATTGCTTGACGGCAATATAACCATACTGGATGATGTCATCCGCCCTGACTTCCATTCTCGACAACTCATTCATCGCTTGCTCCTTCATCAGTTTTCCAGTTACCGGTTGACCGGTTGTCAATCGCCTGTATAAGCCAGGCCGGACCCAATGCTGTGGATCGAGAGGCCCCGGACATTGTTGAGATTCAGCGATCCGACTCCAGCATAGTACGTGTCGGAGAAGTAGCCGCCTCGGAGGGCCATCCGCTCGCCGCCTCTGATGTACAGCGTTCCCTTGAGGGTCGTGTACTTCGGGAAGAGGCCAAGATTGTACGCAATGGCAGGGACGGTGATGTCCGATGTCAATGCTCCGAATCCTACCGATCGCGATGTTTCATCCAAGCCTTCGGCATGGTCTGTGAGCAGGACCTTGGTTCCGTTCCATGCGTAGTGGAGCGTACCCTTGCGCACCCACACCGTCTCCCACGATGCACCCACGCCCGGCTCGGTGGCCGCTTCTGAGGTGTGATTGGTGAGCGACTTGTAACGTACCCCGTTGTGCATGACGATTGTATCGGTTGCGTAGACTGTTGCATCGGCATATGCGGCGGTTGCCGCTTCCGGTGTAACCAGATTCCCGTCGACGTCGATTGCCTTCCAGCTGGCCGAGGCGACTGCATGGGCGGCCACGGTCGAGAGCGTTCCGGCACCGTTGTTGTCGGCGAAGGTCTGGATTTCACCATTCACAGTTCTCAGCGCACCGGTCCACTTCCACGTGTTGCCCACGATGTCGAAGCACCCGAACGGTGTTCCGTCATGGCTCCAGGAGAGAGGACTGAAGCCGCCCTTGGTATGGTAGTAGTTGGCTCCGCTGTACATGCCAGATGCCACGCCCTTCTCGTCCTGTGCGTAGTAGTAGGCTCCATAGTAGGTATTGCCTCCAGGCTCGAATCCGTTGCGTCCGCAGGCGAGGGCGAGGAAGCTTTCCATCTGCTGGGTGGGAAGGCAGTAGCCGGAACCCTTGGCCACAATGGCCGCCTGTGCGGCATCGAAGGTGATGTTGTACCACGGCTCAAGGCCACGGAGGCAGACAGGATAGTTGGTCCCGTTCACCCGTCCCATCTGATATTTGCCGCGATACCAAGGCTTCGCCTTCCCGTCGATGATGAATGACGACTGCATTCCTGCGGTGCTGTCTGCATACAGGTATGCCAGCTTTGACTTGTCGTCCGGTGAGAATTTTACCAGCACGGAAGGTTGTCCGTTGGCATCGAACCGCACGGTGTTGCGGCCGAATGATGCCGCCTCTATCCTTTTTCTGAAATCCTTCTGAACCTGCACATCTGTGATTCCAGCCATTCCCCCTGCAAGCCATAGGGAGGTCAGCTCATCTTCTATGGAGAAGATGTTCCTTGCAAGCTCGGCCTGCGTATATCTCTCAAGATAACTTCTCACAGCATCACTCCTTCATCCTCGATCACCACTTCCGGCAACGGGAAGAGGTCTGCATAATTCTTGCGCGTATCCGCCTCCAGCACCTTGACCTGCGTCATGGCTTTCTCTGCGTTCCCGGCAACATTGCGGCTCACATTGAGATTCACGCCCTCATCTGCAAAGCTCATTTGGATGTCGGTGATTCCCGATCCGTCTTCAATCAGTTGGTATGTCATGATTCGTACACCTCCAGGCTCACTTCATATCCCGTGGAACGGCCGTACACCGCCACCGCTGTAGCCGAGTTCTGTTCGATGGTCACCGTTCCCTGTGGTTCGAGCAGGTAGCCGCGCTTGGTCGTGATTGTTGAACCGCCGATGCGAACGGCAGTATCAAGGCTCGGATTCTTCACGATGAGTCTGGTGCGTCCTGCAAGAGCCGAAGCACCGGACTTCAGATCCACTGCGGCTGCAGCCTGCACCGTTACCGTCCCAGATGCGGGAACAATCGGGATTGCGATTGACTCGTTCTGCACAGGATATGCGACAGGCTTGTCAACCAAATTCTGCATCTGGATGCCGTTCGGCAACAAAATATCTATAGCCATTTAGACTACCTCCACAAAAGAAATTTTCAGATGGCCTGCATTGCTGGCCTGCTGAAGTGCATACTGGTACAAGGTCCCGTCGATGGTGAGCTGCTTGTTTGCTGCAGCATCGGCAAGTGCTGCACTGGCAGCAGAAGCGGCGGCCTTGAGAGCGTGGTGCCTGGCTGAGAAAAGGCCTTCCTCTACAGGAACGTCCTCGACCTCCTCAGCCCACTTCTGCGCCTTGTCCCGTGCGGCCTCGGCTGCGGTCTTTGCCGTGGCAGCATTGGCTGCCTGCGTGGGAGCGGCGATGATTGCGGCCATGTTCGTATGGGCACTCACTACCGCAGTCATGTTGTCCGAGACGTTGTCGATCTCGGTGAGCTTGAACTCTACCGCATCCACCTTGGCAAGGTCGTCCGCTACTGATGCAACCTTGACAATGTCATCCGACACCTTCTTGATCTTCGATGAAGCTCCCAGGGCGAGGTCGGTGGCAACGGTGTCGATGTTGGCCTTGTTCGTGTTCACCGCGTTGATGTTGGTCGCATTTCCTGCGACTGCATCTATGTTGGTCTTGTTCGCAGCTACCGCATCGATGTTCACCTTGCTGGCGGCCACAATCTTCACGTTTGAGGAGGCCCCGAGATTCAGGTCTGCGGCCACCACGTCGATGTTGGCCTCGTTCGAGGCCACCTTGTCGATGTTTATCTTGTTGGCGGCCACTGCGTCGATGTTGGCCTTGTCACCTGCCACCAGGTTTATATTCGATGCATTCAACACCACCGCGTTGATATTCGACGAGTTGGCCACTGCAGCATTGATGTTCGTGGCATTCGAGGCAACCGCATTGACGTTTGCGATGTTCCCTCCGACCGCGTTCACATTCAATATCGAGGCCGCTACGATATCCACATTCGCCTTGTTGTTTGCAACTGCCTGAATCTTGGATGTGGCTGGGTTGGCCATGTCGGTGCGGACCGCAACCATGCCCGCATCGGTGTACATCGTCTCGACGGACTCCTCTGCTGCAAGCGCCTGTGCGAGCTTCTGCTCGATGTCGCTGGTTAGAACCGGGATGATGTTTCCGCTTGAATCGAAGCCGAGGAGCATGTTGGCCCTCACAAGAGAGGAGGGTATCTGCAGGCTTGATGCAGGGTCTGAAATGGGTATGCGCACGGTACGCGCCAGCTTCTCGTTCATTTCCTGCAGCATTGCGATCGTCACGTCGAAGCTCATCTCGAGCTGTTCTGCATCCAGAACGTCTCCGTTGCGGTAGTCGGTCTGCTGCTCGATCGTCAGCGTCCGCACGATGGTGAGCACGCTCGTCCCCTCAGGGAATGCGTAGCCTGCCGCGAATGTAAGGGTGCCTGTGTCGCCCGGGACCGTCATGCTGTAATTTGCAGCATCAACCACTGTCTCAATGCCGGTGCTGCTGGTGATCAGCACGCTTATCTGCGATGCCGAGAAGAACTTGAACGGGATGCTGTACCCGCTTCCCACCGGTGTCGTCGAAAGGACCGAGTACCGGACCTTGTTGGTAACATTGCCTATCATCTGCCATCTCCTTCTCTGATGATCATCGACCGAGCAGGACCTGCGGCCCTTCCTTCACTGCATCCACAGCCTGCTGGATTCCGCTGACCGGTACTCCTGCCATGTATCCTGCTCCCTTGCCCAGGTTCTCCAGCGCCTTTATAAACTCGCCCTGGGTGAGGTTGCCTACGCCCTTGAGCACCTTGCTCATGCCCGGGAAGAAGTCGTCTGCAAAAAACACCGGCTTGTCCCCGGTAACCAGGCTCTTGACAACCTCATCCACCTGGTCTCCGATGAGCGGCACCGATCCGGTACCCTGGGTGAACGACCAGTAAATCCACTTGCGTAGCTTGTCCAATAAATCATCATCTTCATCGTACCCGTCCGCAACAGCGCCCAATAATGCCCCTGCCATTCCGTAGGCGACAATCGTCCCAACCGCATTGGAAAACTGGGCCTTCTTCATGGCCACCGGCAGGTCGTAGGTGAGATTTGTCCATATGACGTTCATGGCGGTCTGGAACTGGGTGAACGCCTTGGCGAACTCGCTTCCGGTGGTGAACAACGGAGCAATCTCGGTTTTGTCTCCGGTGGGCTGAACCTTTAGGGTGATGTCGTCCGCATAAGTTGCAGCCATCCGTTCCGCTTTCGCAGTATCAATCCCTTCGGCGGTGAGCTGGTCGAGCCTCTGGTGATAGGCCCCGAGCCACCCCCCGGCCACTGCGTAGCGGTCCACCATCGTCAACCCGAGGGAACCCATCTCCTGTGACTTGTACAGCAACCGCTTGGCCTTGCTGTCGGTGTAGGTCCTGGACTGCTGCAGGATTTGGTCGATGATCACGTTCATGGTCCTGTTCTTCATCATGGGGCTGAGCTCGTAAATACGATTCAACGTATTTCGGTCAGACATCAACTCCAAATAACCTTTTGCGAAGTACACGGGCTTCACATCGATGAGGAACGGGAAGGGGGAGGTGATCGCCTGCAGCACCAAGCTGCTCATCTTCCACGTGAGGTAGGCAGCACCGAGATTCCCCCTCATGAATCGTACAGCGCCTTCCATGCGCTTGAGCTTGGTCTCACGCACAGGATTGACCACTTCGGTGATGTAGTCATTGATGTCGTCCAGCATTTCCATGCCTAGCGTACGGCCGATTACATTCTTCATGTCCTCCGATCCCGGGTTCTTGAACACCCTGTTGAGCTTGCGTCCGTACTCGGCGAAAGCGATGAAGTGCTCCTGCTGCCGTACGGACCGGTTCCATACCTGCATGAGGTCCAGATCAATGGGCCTCTGGTGGTCAGCGCTGATGGCAATCCTGTCCTTGGTGAAGCCCTTCTGGACTCCGGTGGGGACTCCTCCTGCGTTCTGGTTGAAGAAGTCGTCTGCAATCTGGGAAGCCATATCGTCACCGGAGAACTCCTTGCGATGGATGGGGAGATACTCCTCTACGTTTCGCATCGGCTGGTTGTACTCGCGTATGGCAACCTCGTTGAGCCGCTCCTTCTGGCCGTTGAAGTCCTTCCTCACCGCCTCAAGCATTTTCATGTATTTCCCGTCGTTCTCGCCGAGCAGGAACGTTGCTTGGTCTAGGACCGCCTCGTAACGGCTCTGTCCGAGCGTCTGGATGAGCTTGTTGTCATGGTTCAATGCCGCCTTGTCGTCCTGCGGAACGAGGTTCCCGTATGCTACGGCTGCCTTGTTCGAGTCATCGAACTGGGAGAGATACACATACATGAGGGCCGAGTATGTCAGATCCACGCTCTTCCCCGGCTCCAGCGCAACCGATACGGTCTGGTAGAGGTCCTGCTCTGTAAGCCCTGCATCCTTCATGGCCTGCATGACCGGCTTCATGCGCTTTTCAGTTGCAATCCACTCACGTGCCTGCGCCGCACGCTTCTGGGTGATCAGCAGGTTGTATGCGGATCCCTGCGTATCGCCGTCGAGCTTCATCGCCTTGGCCCTCATGGGAAGGGTGGCGTACCTGAAGGCAAGGGCTGTCCGTTTGGGGCTGGTCTTTTCCTTCTGGTCCTCCCTGGTGCCAACTATGGGACGCTCGGTGTACCTGCCTGTTGCGATGAGACTGCGGATGATGGAGTCCTGGTACTGCTGGGCGATGACAAGCTGTCGTTCCTTCTTGGCCTCCAGGATGCGCCTGCCTTGATGGCGCAGCTCGGCGACCTCGTTGGCCAGCTCCTCGAGCTCCTCGATGGTCCAGTCGTTCAGCGGCTTGCGATCCTCGATCAGGCGATCATAGTTGCGCTTTCCGATGGCATTGATTATCTCGTCCTCGGTGGTGCCTTCTGCGAATGCATCAGCAATGTAAGCCTTTGCCTCCTCTACGGTGAGAGTGGCCTTCCCACCAAACATGGCAATATTTATTCCTTCGCGCCTGTAGTTCGGGTCAATGAGGGCCTGTATGCCGTAGATGGCCTGCGCATGCTCGTAGTTGATGGCATCGCTGGGCTTGACCATGATCTTGCGTGCGAGATTCAGCTTGTACTCGCGTATCTTCTTCGCCTCGGCTTTCTGCTTCTGTTTCTCGGCAATCTCTGCCTTCAATTTGGCAACCGCCTCGTGCTTCTTGATGGTCGCATCCATGCGCATATCCTTGCGCATCTGCATGACCTCGTCGTGGAGCTTGTCGAGCTTTGCCTGCATGCCGAGCACGCTTTCCATCTGGGATTTGGGAACAGGCTTGCCGTCGCTGTTGAGCTTCTGGATGGCTTTAAGCTCTGCATCGAGCTTTTTGCGGTCTTCCATGTACTGTACTGCCACCCAGACACGGGTTTTCTGCTCTGATGTGAGGGCCTTCTCCAGTTCGGCTATCTGTTGTTCGGCCTGCAAGACCTTTTCGTTCAGCTCCTTGATCTGCAGCTCCCTGTCCTTGATGTATATCTCGGTAGCGCCTTTGAAAGTTTCCTTGCCACTGAGCAAAGGTTTCCTCAGCTCGTCAGCCTGGATGTGGTTTGCCAATTTGAGCCTCTCGCTGATCGAGAGCCGTTCCAGCTCCTTGTAGCCAGGGTCGTCAATCTTGGGGAGCCTGTCATCGATGACCTGCGGCTTGAGCTGCGGGTCCTCCATGACGTCAGCGTAGATGTCTCGATAGTAGCGCAGTGCATCACCTGTCATCATGGTCCTGATTGACTTTATGGCCTTCTGGGAGAGCTGCCTCCCTCCCATGAGCCGCTGTGCATTGGAAAGTATGAAAGGGTTGACGAGGCTCGGGGCCGTCTGTTGGACGCGCAGGATTGTTTCCGCCGCCTGCTGGTCGCCTTCCACTTCTCGCAATGCCCTGCCGCTGAGCATCCACTCCAGCTTGGACATGAAAGCCTTCACACCCTCGTCGGTGGAGAGCTGGTCGATCATGTACTGGTCCTTGGCCTGCTCGGTCTCGAGCTTCTGACGTGCATCCTCGGCCTGCATTGCATCCTCCTCCGAGGTAATGCCGTTGGCCTTGTTGTACATCTGCTCATACCAAGCATCGTCCGTTGGAGCCGGATTGGCCTCGTCCTCGTATGCCCTGTAGAACGCCTTCCAATCCTGCCATGAGCCGAAGCCACGTGCTTCCTCGAGGATGAATTCCTCGGAGGACATCTCGTCTTGGAAGAGGATACTTGGACCGAATCCTATTACGTTTCTCGATCTCCTATTACCAATACTAAGATACAAGTGGGCTTCATCTTCGAATATATCGTCAATTTCCAGTAATTCAGCAGGAATTTCCAACTTTACTACAGATTCTCCGTATCCAGAAATTTGACCGTCAGACTTGGTTGAAAAAAATAATCCATCCTCTTTCGCAATCATCATACCAGTCGATACGATGTTCTTTGCTGCCGCTTTTGAAGTAGCATGGTATAGTGTGACTATTCCTAAATCACTTACAGTTGCACCAACCTGTTTAACCTCATCAATTAAGTCAAGCGTGTCGAGCAATCTGTCTCCTCGTACACGTTTATCTAGAGGCCTTGTTTCCTTTGACTCCTGGAAGAGAATGTCCGGCCTGTAGTCCATCCCTCCTACACTATCAAGGACCGCCTCATACTTCGTGTCGTAGTCAACGTGGCTGAACGGAACCCACTCGCTGTCACGGGCAATGAAGGTTGTCGATCTCCACGGTTTTTCGTCAGGTTTGACGTTCTTGTGCACTACATGAATGAGTTTCTCGTCACCGAACTGCAGCAGGTCGCCTTGCTTGGAAACCCATTCATCTAGCGCCTGCCTCCATTCATTCTGAGCCTGCACCGATTGCTTCATGTTGAGAATGTCAGCCTTCGGCCTCTTTGGGTAATCGGTGTCGAGCTTGGGCTTGCTGTCCTCCTGGAAGAGAATGTTGTCTCCTTCGACTTTCTGAGGATTCCTGCCTGAATTCTTTACAATAGAATCGACTTCTTCCCTTGTGAGAATCTTATTAACCTTCATTGCTCCGGTTATCACCCAAGGGTCTGTAGTTGGGTCTGGATTTGTCCTGTAGTTATAGAACCCATCGGTAGGCATTCTGTTGAGACTAGCAAGAGCGTGGTTGAACCCACCATTCTTTGCCTTGCCATTGTTTCTGGCTTCTTCGTTGTAGTCATTATCTTTTGAGTACTCAACTTCTGCCCATACAAAGTCCTTCGGAAACAATTCCTTGACGCCTGTCTCTGGATTGAGTCTATTAAACTGTTTTGCGTATGGGATTTCACCAAGATGCCAACCAGGTCGATACGCCAGCAGGCCGCTCTTTCCTTGGGTCCCTTTCCCACCGGACTTGACCTGCGGCCTTCCTGTCTTGGTATATCCTGCAATCGGAGCCTCATCAGCAATGAGCCATTTTCCTACCGGTGTTCCTTCGCCATTCGGATTTGCCACCATGGGAGGATAGAGTTTTCCATCCTTCTGTATGAATACCTTGTAACCGATTCCTGTTTTCTTTGGCTGGTAATCTGGAGGCGCTTCCTGGAACAGGATGTTCGGATTCTCCCCATCGAACGTGCCAACGTTGTCAGTGGCAGACTTGATTTGGGAAGGGTAGAAGGCCAGATATTCGGTCTCATCCATGTCCTCGTCGATGGTGATTGCCCCATCGTATCCTTCAGCTATAAGATTCTCACGTACCTTCATTCCGTAGCTTTTTGTCGGTGGCTTCCCGTCTATGGGATTGCGGATGTTAAGGAATGCCGAAACAAGGTTTTCCCCCATGTCCTTCCAGTTGGTTTTCTCATCTGAGAAATAGAAGCCTGGGATGTCCATACTCTGTCTTGCCTTGGAAATTTCGAACTCGCTGAATTTCTCAGATGTGTAGTGATGAACTACTTTTGGTTCCCCATTCTCATCCACGACCTTCGATGCGTTCTCTGGATCATTCATCCAGTCGCCGAACCACTCGATGAATGCAGGGGTGCGGACCTGCACCCACTGTCTCTCTGTAAGATTAGTCTGCTTCCCGTTTGGAGCCTTCATCCACTGGTCAGTGTTGCGGTATTTTGACACAACTGCGTCATATTGAGCCTGTGCATCTTCCTGATGCAAGACACCGGATTTCATTTGGCTCTTGTTTTCTTCCTGTGTCACAAGTTGTTTCGCCAGCGGTGATTGCTTGTCTGATAGTGAGTCGAACACCTCGATGATCCTTGGGTCGAGGTCCACGCTGTGGCGCAGGGTGGTGTATATCTGAGCCATCCACTTGGCAATCTGGCTGAATAGCTGCTTGAGCTTGATGGAGGCGGTCTTCCCGTCTGCAAGGTAGCCCTCGTAGAGACGTGCGGCAAATTCCTCCTGCGTACGTCCCCAGTCCTCGATGGTGAAGCCTGCGGCGATGTCTGCAAGGTCCTGTGCGTTCTTCCCGTCGAACACGCTGTCCTTGAAAAGCTCGGCATGCTCGTCAAGCCAGGTGATGAACTCGGGCTTCCGGGAAGCCTCGGTGACAGCGCTCTTGAACTGCTCGAGCTGCCCCATCTGTCTCAGCGATACGTGGAACGTCTCATGGGCGAAGGTGGAGAAGTCGGCGTTCTGGCCTGCGTAGATGATCGCCTTGAGGTCGTCGTCGAATGCGACGGCCCCGCGCTTTCCCTGCATGTTCACTGCAAGGCTCTCGGTATCACCGAAGAGCTTTCCGTCCTTGTAGGAAGCGTCCAGGTATGCCTGCGTGCTCATGCCTGCAGCTTCCGCACGAAGTTGCATCAGCGTGGCTCCGAGAGCCCGCTCCGGGGCCGTCAGGTTTGGCATAGCCTTCTCGATCTGCCTCTCCACCATCAGCCTCTCGTCCGGGTTGGTTATGCCGTCCCAGTACTGCAGGCCCGCTTCCTGCCCCCTCGGGTTGGATGACATGATTTCGTCACGTACTGACGAAAGTGCGTCACTCTTGGGTTCCCACTGGATTTCGTATCCCTGGTACTGCTTGGCGAGTGATAGGATTGCTTCCTTTCTGATGTTCTCATAGCCGCTCTTGACCAGCACGTCCTCGATGGTGATGGTGTTGCCCTTTATGCCGTAGTCGATGTAACCGTACCTGGATGAGGTGGCAGGGTCCCCGATCAGAATCCTGCGCTGCTCCGTCCCGTCGGGGGATACCATGCGCTCTGCCGCCTCCTGTGTGTACAGGGACCCGTCCTTGAGCCGCCTTACCTCTCCGGTAGGCTGTGCCTTCGCCTTCTCGATGTCCAGCTCAGCCACTGCGTTCTCGTCGGTCTGGATGGCGGTAGACTGAGGCTTCTGGCTGTGCTCCTTCTCCCATATCTCGCTCATCGCACTCGTCCAGTCGGATGGCGTGATGGTCTCGGGCTTCTGCTCCTTCATGGAAGAGACGAAGGCTTCCTTGGAAGGGACGATGGCAGCTTCCTTCCTGATGGAAGCTTGCTGATCGATGGTCGTCTTCCCGTCCATGACCGCAGACGGTCCTCCAAGAACAATCGCCGAGGCAAAACCCCTGAGTCCCGCTTCAAGAGTGTTGCGCACAAGGCTCTCATCGGGAAGCGGCTCCATCGAGCCTGGCTCCCTGCTGTCCTGTACGGCGTAGGAAATATTGCGCGTGAGGTAGTCGAGCGGCTCCTCGATCATCTCCTCGACGGCCTCTCCGGTAGCATTCGCCCCGAGGGATGCAAGCCCTTGCACAAGCGGGGCCAACTTGTTGTTGGTGATCAGCTTGGCCATGACCTTCGAGCTTGCAGTGTTGACAAGGTTGCTTCCTCCGGCGGCCTTTATCACGGTGCCCGCCTCGATGCCGAGTCCGGCCTCGATTGCACCAACCAGGAGGCCGTAGGTCCTTGATCCTACGTTGGCTATGTCCTTGTCGATTCCCATCTGCCTGAGCTGAAGGTAGCTCGCACCCTCCATCAGCTCTCTGGTTCTGTTGACTGCCCCGACGGTTGCCCCCATGCCGATGATTGCGGCGAGAGAGTAGGGTGAAGCCGCGGCTATCGAACCGAGCGAGATGCCTGTGGCTGCCGTGAAGCCCGTTCCAAGCGCTCCTGCGAACGTTGCACCTTCGAGTGCGCTCTTTCCCACCTCCATCATGTAGGGTACCGCTCCCTCTGCGGTCCACTTGAGCACGGTGGTAAGCACGTTGCGCTTCTGGTAGTCCTTGAGGTTCGCTATCTCGTCTCCCATCGCATCGAGCTGGGACAGCATGGCCGATGTATCCTCTCCTGCAAGGTCAGCCTGCTTGAACCGGTAGGCGAGGTCGCTGAACTGCATGTTCAGCCTGCCTGCCTTGAAGCTGTTGCTGATTGCCTGGAATCCTGTAGCGTTGGGGGTGTAGGGTTTGCCCAGGAGGTCTTTCGTGAGATCGTCCAGGCTGCTGTATGCCGCATCGAGGGGGATGCCGTACTCGCGGCTGAAAGTGAGGGCTGCAGCGTATTTGCTGAGCTCCTCGTCAGGGTTCTCGCTCTGTGCGGCCGCACGGCTGATGATGTTCCACTGCTGCTCGGATACAGGTACTGCGAACTGGTCGCGCATGCCTTCCGTCGGGTCCTGCGCTGCCTGCTTCACCTTGTCCGTGAGGCTTGCGGCCTTCGGCTGCTCTTCCGCAACCCGTGCCGCCTGCGGCGTGCCCTCCAGGGCCTTGGATGCATCGATCATTTTCTGGTTGATCTTGATCGGGTTCGTCTTGTTTGCGAAAATGTCGTATGGATCGCTGATTCCCGACATCAACGATTGCGCATCACGCAGCCCGGTTCCGCCGTCTTTAGCAATGTTTGCCATGCTGTCTCCCTTTCTGTGTATGCTATCTGAATTGGTCGAAGAACCTGTCCACCGGTGTCTCGTTCTTGAACTTTGCCTTGGTGTCGATGGTTTTCCAGAGAGTCCAATTCTCTCCGTCTTTCCTGGTGAAGATGTCCCCACGGTTGATTGCCACCCATCTCTCAGAATCCCATCCTTCCAGAGTCGCCTTGAAGGTAGGGATAGGCTTGATTGTATTCCCAATCATCAGAGGGGATTTTTTGCTCGTCACATAGACGCCGTGGTTTCTTAACTCGTTCGCAATCTGGCCTGCAACAGCGTCGTAGGTGGCCTTATATTCAGGATTTGACCATTGGATGGCACCGTCCTTGTCCATCTGCACCGCAATGACGGGCAGCCCCCCGAACTGGTGCAGCTTGTCCAATGCATCGTCCGTTGCATCGGGATCATTGACCAATCTCAGTTTGTCCACCACCTCTCCGCTCTCCAGCGCCTTGACAGACTTGGCTATGAAGGTGGACTTGATCATGCCGAGCTGGTCCGCAACCTCCTTTGGAGTTATCTCGTTTGCAGCGGTGTTCATGAAGATGTTTGCGATGGCTGTGTTTGCATAGTCGCGAGCCTCTGCAATCTGTATCGTCTGTTCGGCTGTCATACCTTTCTTTGAATCAACCGTGAGGCCGAACTTGAGGCTTTCCATCTCGGAAAGGAACTTCGTGGTGAGAGGCTTGTAACGCTCCGGCACTATCTCGTCGTTTATCTTGGTGAGCATCTCAATCTGGTAGAGGTCGTCCTCGTCCGATTCGGTCGCATTGGCATTGAGCCCGCGAACAGCCTGCATGGCCATCGCCGGGCTGATGTCGCCGTTCCTGAGCATGGCGAGGCTTGCGTCAAGTATGGTCTTGTTCTCCTTGATCTGCGCCTTCGAGAGGTTTTCAAGCTGGGTCTTCTCCAGCCTGTTCAGCTCGTCGATGCGCCTGTCGTACATGGCGCCGAACGTGGCTGCGGTCTGGTCCAGCCCGTCGAAGATGCTCTGGTGGAGCGGCCCTCCCTTCTTGGTGATGCTGTCGCGCTGCCTGGTTAGGTACCCGGCATCCACGCTCTGCAGGTCTGCATTGGCAAGCGCGTATCCCTGCTTGGTCGCCCATGCAATGTGTGTGGCCTTCGCAGTCTCGATTGCCGCCTGCCTGCGGTCCTCCGGCATGCCCTCCACGCGGTCCTCGACCGCCTTGTACAGCTCGGCAGGGGATGCCCCTGCCTCCAGCCCCTTGGACATGACCGACGCCGCGCTGGTGGCGATTGCTGCAGTCACCTGCTGGTCGGTCCTGGCTGCGGTGGCGACGAATCCCTGTATCTCCTCCGGGGAGAACCCCTTGAGGGCGTATGCATACTCGGTGGCCTTGTCTATGCCTTCGGTGAAGGCGAGGTTGCTCACCCGGGTGGTCTGGAAACGCTTGTCGACGCCTTTACGGTATGAGGCGAACGCAACCTGCTTCTGCAGGTCGCTTAAGTCGCTCCGTCCGCTGATGACGGCTGCCCCCATCTCGTAGGAACCGGTCTGTGCGTCGGTCTGGAGCGCGGATGCAAGGTTGAGGTCGTACTGCTGTTCTATGGTGGCTTGCGTTTGATTGAGGACCCCGCTGAAAACCTGTTTCATTCCTGCTGCATAGGTGTCGTTGAGCGTCTTCACTCTCCACTGTTTTACTTCCTTGGAATCGCTGGATGCGGCGATTGCTTCGAGCTGGTCGGTTCTCCATTGCTCGAGTCTTTGGTCCATCTGAATGTCCCATACACCGTCCTCACCCTGTACAGCCTTCGTGCCCTTGCTGAGGGTTGACTCCGTAATCAGCTCACTCAACTGGGTTGCTGCATCACCGGCCGACGTAATGGCTGTGGCCATCTCGGCCTGCTGGGCCTGCGCCTTGAGGGTGGTCCCGAGGGACATCGCCTGCCCGGTTATCTGGGCGATGATGTTTCCTGCAAGCATGTCGCCCTGCACGTCCAGCTCACGCTGCTGGAGGTCGAGGCTCTGCCCCTGCCGCTTGAGTGCCCGGGTGTTGAGGTTCTGCTGGTTGATGGAATGCCCGATCTGCTTGACGTTGCTCTCTCTTGCAATCGCATTGGCTGTCGCACTGTAATCGATGCCTGGTGTGTATATCGCCATCATCCACCTCAAATATACTGCTTGTACTCGTCAAGCAGTTTCTTGTATTCGGCAAGCCTCGGGTCGGTCGTCCCGAGTTGTTGTGATTTTTCCAGTGCGGTTTTGTACTGGTTCTCGAGGTTCGAGTAATACCCCCTGAGATTGTTTCTCTGCCTGTCGAGTGCGGAATTGTGTTCCGTAATCTGTGCATTCCAATCGGAGAGCTGGTTGTTGAGGTTTGTTCTGGTGAGATCGAGGCTCTGGGAGAGCAGGCTCTTCTGCGATTCATACTGGGCTTTCTCTGATTCCAGGTTTGCAACGAGCGATGCGTACGATGAGCCGAATATTCCGTCGTTCCCGGCAAGCGACAGGTCTGATCCTGCATATTCGACAGCCTTTGCCCGTTCCTGCTGGGCTATGAGCTGCATCGAGCCTCCCATGCCGCGGTCTGCAGCCGCAACCTCTGCATCGCTCCAGTTCGAGAGCAGTGAGGTCAGGTTGCTCCTCCCCTGCGACTGGGCGCTCCTGGTTTGTGCATCGTAGCTGTTCTGCCAGTTGCCGAGCAGGTCGTCGACGGTGTTTATGTCCTGCTGGAGCTGGCCGGTCTGCAGGGCGTATTCCTCGTCCCACAGGTCGACGTTCGTTTCCAATCCGCCGATATCGCTCTCAAGAGTTGGGATATCCGTATACTTGAGCGTATCGAATTCCTTCTTGATGGAATCAAATGCAGAAAAAGCAGAATTGAGGTCCGACTTCAGTCCGTCCTGGTATTGCTGCTTCTCGAGTTCGAGCCTTTCCTGGTTGATGTCCTGGTTGTCTATTGCTGCATTCACGCCGATTGCAGCCGCCGATCCCGCAAGGGTTCCCAGCACTGCACCGGCAGCCCCGAGCGTGGCGCCTCCCGTTACAGTCCCGAGGCCTATGAGGGCCACGCCTGCCGCCACCTTCCCGAAAGTTTTCCAGCTCCACGCCATGCTACACCTCCAACAATGCGTATCGTGTCATGACGGCCAGCAGGTTGAACGGGACCGGCTCGTCGCTCGCAATATCCACGGACCCGTCGTAGTCCGCGGCTGCGTTTATCTCCAGCTTCTTGTCACCGGTGAATGCAGGGAAGTAGTCGCCGAGCCTGTATGTGCCTGGTACCAGCGGAAGGATCGATGACGTTTTCCCGTTTGCAACCACCTTTCCACCGAGGCTCCTGTAGAGCCTGAGCGTCTGCTCCTGGAGCTGTCGTTTTTTCCCCTGGCTCGTGCCGTTTGCGGGAAGCTCCGGCCTGAGAAGGCGCACCTTCGCAGCAATGGGGTATCCTATCGTGATCCTGCTGAACGGCCTGTCGTAGGTTCCGATGCCCGATGCATCAAGCGTCTTCACGGGAAGCACTGCATTGTCCGCCAGAGCGTCAACGCTCTCGTTAGCAAGATGCGGAACCGTTACGGTATCGGTTGGCGTCTCGTATTCGATGGTGCGCGAGCAGTCTACATATACGGCCTCGTCCATCGAATCGGGCGATTTCATGTCGAGCTTCTCTATCTGCGTTGCCCCCGATCGGAGGACGGTGAGCCACAGTACGTCGTCGGACGTATCGTCGCCCGGCATCACCTCAAGGCTCTGCACGGTCATATCCTCGCCGTCGGAACCCGTTCCCATCGGATGGCGGGCCCAGCCGATTACGCCGCTCCCCAGGTCGATGCTGCAGGTGCACAGCGATCCGTCGTTGCACAGCACCCAGATGACCGAGCCGTTCTCCCCGTTGAGCAGGGTGAAGGCCTTGATTCCCGATCTGATCATGTGCCTTGCGGTGAGGCTCACCTCGGCATTGACGTAGCCGTCGTCGTCGGTGCGGTACTGCATGACATTGAGGCTTCGGCCGCCGATCCCTGCATAGATGACGTAGTTGTCCAATGCCTTCGGATAGGTGGAGTTGCATCCGCCGTTGAGCGTCACGCTCATGTCGAACGTTGCGGGAGCTGCAATGACTCCTCCGTCCATCCATATCGACCTGCCGGCCCCCGCCAGGATGCGCTTCTGGTTCACCAGCCAGTTTATCCTGGAACCGTACATGTCGGTTTCCTGCAGGTAGATGGCATGGGTGGATAGTACGGTGACCGCCCCCTCTATGATCTCGCTGAAGGTGAAGTCGGTGAACCTGTCACCGGTCGTAGAGTCAGGGGTGCGTGAAGCGAATATCGAGTTGGGCTCGTTGTCGGTGGCAGCCAGGTACCACCGGCCGCCCTTGAACGCCTGGCAGGAAGGGTAGTCGCCTGCCGCGCTGAATGTCCGGCCCCCGGTGAAGGCGGGCTCGGTGAGCTTGAACGGGTAGGTGGAGTCCAGGCTTATCATTGCAGGCTTGTGGTTGTGGTGGACGATGTACATCACGCCCTTGTTCATCACGCAGGAGAGTTCAGAGAGCTCTGCGGATGCATAGGTGGTGACAATCCCGAACGGGGAACCTGCGTGCATCACAAGCGCCCCCGCCTGCGTCCAGAACCTTATCTTGAGCGGGCTGAACTCTGCCATGAACTTGCCGTTCACCCCTGCATCGAAGAGCACGAGCCGGGCATTGGTGATTCCTGCAAGCGTCGCCACATACCTGGTTCCCGGCCTTTTCACCAGGGAGCCGAGGCGGGTTGGTATGAAATTCTCACATACGGAAAGGCCAGTCTGGTATTTTTCACTGTCCAGCCGGCCTTCCATCATGGGGTTCAGCTCCCCGGAGATGAAGTTGTTCTGCAGTATCGTATAGCTTGGCACGGTCGGGCTCCTTATCGGTTCTCGTCGTACCAGGGATGGTTCTCATCGTCCTGGTATTGTGCAATTCCGTCCTTGGCCACCGCCTGCGCGTATGCCTGATAGTATTCCTGCAGGAGCCTGTTCGATGCCCCGTCGTTGCGCAGTATCGGCATGCTGATCAGGTATGCGAGCTGCCGCACCACAAGGTCGCGCACCACCACCGGCATGTCAGACGGGTTTGCAGGCAGTGCGAGATATGACACGTACACCGCAACAGAATCGGTGAGGATCTTGTTGTCGCTGATCGAGTATGCGCCGTCGCATTCAACAGACCTGATTAGTGCACAGTCTGACGGAAGTGCAAACTGGTATGCATATCCGTATGCCGGTGCATCTGCAAGCGGTGCGAGTTGCACGCGCTTCGATGCAGTGCGCCAATGGTATGACGAATATACCGTCTCGATCGCCTGGGGGAGGAGCTGGGAGCAGTAGTTCGCCCTCGGCACCCCCTCATCAAGCGTCGATATCTGCTCGCTGCCTATCCGCAGCAGGGCACGGTTTGCCAGTGTGACCCACTGTGCGTCATAGGACAGCGGTGATGCCATGGCTATTTATCCCTCTTGAGCGGGTCCGGGATGTCCTTCCCGTCCGCAGTGGCGAAATACTTGGCCATTCCATGGTCGAGCATGGTCTTGAAAGTCTTGTCGTCGATTTCGTATGCCGAGCCCTGGTCGTACTTCCGGCATGATTTTGAATGGTAGCAGGTCTGTTTGCAAATCACCTTCATGGCGCTCTCCTTGACATCCCCCAAGAAAGGCGGCGGCCGGGCGAACCGCAAGCCGCCGCCACACAAAAGGAGGTTCCTGTGTTATTTTCCGAGTTCAATCCAAGCGCTCGCTGCCTTAGCGGTGAAGGTGCCCGAGCTCTTCGGAGTGAATCCTGCCTTGAGATACCTGCCGTGCGATACCGGCATCGGCATCGAGTACTGCTGACCGGAAACGGGTGCGGTAATCTCGGGACCGGTGAGCAGCGCGGTGAAGGTGATGTTGTCGTCGCTGTGGAGCAGGATGGGGATGAACCCGTCTGCTGCGGCGAACGCAGCATCAGCCTGGAACACCACGTTGACGTTCCCCATCCTACCCGTGTACTGGGTGGCAGGGGTGTTGAAGTCGAGCACATCAGCACAGTATACGGTTGTTTCCTTGGTGGCGAGAGCCGCAGCACCAAACATCAAAAGTTTATCTCTCATTTTACAACTCCTTGCAATGCAATTACTTATGCAGTAACTGCTGATTCGGTGTCGAGGATGCCTTCCCAGAACAGGATAGGGACTCCCACCACACGTGCGACAGGACCGAAGCCCTCGATGTCCTGGATGGAGTAGGCGGCGTTGGTCTTGTTGTAGGCGCCTGTCTCGATCAATGCATGGGCGGTTCGGTTGCAGAACCCTACGGCATCGCGGCCGACGTTCGGCAGCTGGTTCTTCATCTTGATGAAGACGTTCGGGCTTATGTCGGTTCCGCCGCTCTCGATGTTGGCCATCCTGAGCATCGATTTCTGGTTGACGATCTCCATGCCTGCGGCGATCTCGTAGTGCCTGATCCACGCCCAGAACTGCCCGGTGCCTACCGGTACGGGAACGTTGTTGAGCCCGCGGTCCTGACCCGAGATGCCTGGCTGCGTGCCTGACGGGTAGCGCAGGTTGAATCCGCGTTCACCCAGCTCGAAGAGCCAGAGGCTGGTAAGGTCGCTCCCGCTTCCCCCTGCAGTGAATACATAATCGTTGAGTACCGCCCTACGGGCCGCAAGCCCCTGGAACCCCTCGACCTCGTTGCTCCCGTACATGAGCTGGTAGAGCCAGTCCTGCGTGAATCCCTCGAGGTTTGCAAGGTCCTCGCTGTCGCGCACCTTGACCTTGTTTTTTGCGGTCTTGAGCACTACGTCGTCCACGATCGAGTCGGCCTGGTAGAAGGCGATCGGCTCGACTTTCTGGTCGGAGCCGGAGCTGATCTTCGGTACCGCCTCGTTGGCCTTGGTGAACCCGCCCTTTCCGAGCCGTGCAGCCTCGAGCCACTTGTGGAATGCGCCGTCACTGGATTCGTACCAGGGAGCCACGTTGAGAAAATCGTTCTTCTTGACCAGGTTGGCGAGGAAGGACAAGGAATCCTTGTATCCCTCACGCTTCTGGGCCTCTACGATGTTCATCGCCTGTGTTGAAACAATGGTTGCCATGTTTGTACCTCACAAACTATTAGATTTGTATGAAACCGGCCTCCGTTTCCTCATCATTCAGCCCCGTATGGTTCCCTACTCGGTACACCAGAAGCATACGACAAGTCCCGTTGCTGCCTGTTTTGATTATCAGACCTACCCGGATGCAGTTGCAACAGCGATTACTGCGGCTGCTTTGGCTCCATGTACGTCTCGCGGAACTGCTTGCCGTACCAGCCGGATTCCGCCTCTTCATTGGGATTGCCCGCGTCTGCAGGAGGGGTGGTGCCGGCCCCTGCATCATTCTTTTTCTCGTCTGTCGGTATGACTGCCAGGATGTCGTCCAAAATTCCCATGGTATTTCCCTCCTGCCGCTACTTGCGGCCTGTTTCCTTGATGAAGTCCTTCGAGTAGCTGGACCCGAATGCTCCGTATGACTCCTCCTGCTTCCCGCCCGGGTTTCCCTGCACGAATGAACCTCCGCTCCGGGATTTCTCCTCGGCGGCCATGGCCATGACGAACTGCGGGTTGTAGATCAGCCCGCTGTCCTTGTAGAGCTGGCCGAGCCCGGTGCGCTGCAGGTGCTGCTTGAACAGGGTTGCCGTCTCGGTCATGGCAGCATCGCGCTCGCTCTTGACCGTATAGGTTTTATCCAGGGTGGCTGCGAGCCTTGCATCGAATGTCTGCGCCTGCTGCTGCTTCTGCTTGTCCATGTAGGTCGTGGCCTCCTTGAACCCCTCGGAGAGCAGGCTCCACATTCCCTGCGCCTGCCGCTGTGTCAGCCCCGAACGGTAGAACTGCTTGCGCATCTCGTTCTCCATGTCCTTGTAGAGCGGATTCTTCTCAACCAGGGATGTGTCGAGCTTGTATCCGGCCTCATCCTCGGGCACTCCGAGCTTCTGCAGGAAGGCCTTCACCTCCTCCGGCTTCGCATCCTTGCCGGGCAGCTCCAATGAACGCTCCAAGCGCTTGTTCAGCGCCACGTAGTCGTCTGCCAGCTCGTTGAGATCGCCATGCTTGTAGATGTACTTCTGGTACTCCTCGCTGTCCCGCTTGGCGGGGGAGAGCTGGCTGGAGAATTTGGGGAGCTGCGGAGCATCCTTTGGCGGCTCTGCGGCAGGTGGTTTCTGGCCGCCTGCATCCTGTCCCTCAGGGGGTGTCTGGCTTCCCGATCCCGCATCAGCCGGTGGTGCGGCAGGAGTGGGTGACCCTCCATCTCCGCCCGCATCGGCGGCCATCATGATGAGCATGAGTCTTTGCAATAGTACAAACATCATTCGTCTCCTTCATCTTCGGTATCCTGCAGGCCTCCGCAATCGATGATCGCGTCGGTGTACGCCTGCAGATTTGTATAGGTCCTGGCCCCGAGCCTGCCGAGCATCCAGTTTGCAGCGGCAATGAGCTCTGGCTTGACCGCATACTGGTCGTCTGCAAAAAATCCGAGCCGGTTGAGAATGTCCGCTAGTACGGCCCTCCCGTCTGGAGAGCCGAACGTGTTGCGCCACGCCTGTCGTTCACGCGTTGTCACATCCCACCTCCTCTTGAAGCGGCCTCGGCCGGGCTTCCCTTCTCCGGGGCCTTGGATGCTGCGCTGTATCCCTGCGCACCAGCCTTGGTGGCCTCGACCTGGTTCTGGAAGTTGAGTTGCTGCTGCTGGAGCTGAGCCCTGGCAGCCCTGATGGCTGCGACTTCCTTGTCGCTCTTGATGATCTTCTCATCGACGTTGTACCCCTCACCGGCTACCTCCACATATCTGTCAAGATTGACCTTGTCGAAAACGGCTGGGTTTAGCTCTGCGATTGAGAGCAGCTCAGCCAGGAACTGCTTGGTGGTGTTGAACGTGAGCGCACGCTTCTGGATCATCGACAACGGGCTGACGAAGTCGATCCTCAGCATCTGCTTTGGTAATGAGAGCGGAGGGGCGGGGGTGCGCATCGCCTGCATCTCCAGGTCGTACACAGCCTCCAGGATCGGTTCAATGAACTCGTGCGAGAGCCTGGAGAAGAAGCTGCTCATGATGGCGCTTTTCTCGTCCATGAGTGCGTTTACCTCGGTGGCGGTCTTCACGCGCTCGAGATTGCTCATCAGCGCAAGGAAGAAGTCCTTGTGATAGCTGGCGTCGATCTGCTGGCGGTAGAGTGCTATCTGGTTCTCGGTCCATGCGAGGTTTCCCACCACCTGCACCGGTGCGAAGTCGGCGCCCGGCGTGATGTCTGTGAAGCCGCTTGGTGTGAAGTTCACCCGCAGCCCCTCGGTGCGCTTGATGGGAGGCCTTGCCTGCAGCTGGGAAAGCCTCAGCTGGTCCTGCTTGAGGCTCTGCAGCATCTTGATGTTTGGGAGCTCAACCATTCCCGGGTTGTCCACCCCCCACGGCGATCCGCATGGGTTTTTAGCCCATCTCCATGCGAAGAATGGCTTGTGCTCGAACCGCTCCTCCTTGACAGGCTTCTTTGCGTCCTCTGTGGACCAGTAGATCGATACGTATGAGTCCGTTCCTGCAACGTCAACCTTGATTCTGGTGTCTGGTGCGATGTACTGGCAGAACTCGTACAGCGTGCTCACATCGTTCTTGTTCTGGGTGATCTGCCTCGGAAGGTTGTCCTCGCCGAACATCTCTATCGCCTCGTTCTGGGAGAGCCAGAAACGCCTGATCAGCACAGCAACCTCGCCGTACCGGTTCTCCTCGATGACGTACATGCCTGGATGCAGGCTGTGAAACACTGGAATCCCGCGTGATGCGTCGTGCTCCATCGTCATGATCGAGGTGCCGAAGTCCGCCCCGCATCGCAGGAAGGCCCTCGCCTCATCGTAGAAGTTGCTCTTGTCGAGCTGGTCGTAGAAGTGCTTCTCTACGGCCTGCAGGTACTCCTTGTGCAGCTTGTTGTTGCTCTGGTCCTTCTGCTCGAACCGCAGGCGGAACCAAGCGACGTTGCGGCCGAAGGCATAGCCCTGCAGCCCGTCAGCCAGGATGTTTGATGCATAGATCGCCGTGGTGTCGAACAGATCCTTGAAGTCCGGTGCAGGCTCCTTTCCTGGCTCTCCCGTGGTCCTTGCACTCGCATAGGAAGGCGCCAGGTATCGGATGATCTCGCCCCACTGGCCCTCGTATACGGCCCTGTACTCCTGCAGCTTCTTGTAAAGGCTTGCGATCGCCTCCATCTGTTTCTCGGTTACCGCCATAGCGTCATACCCCTTATCTAGGCCCGGCCGATACATAGTCGAACGGGTTGTAGTCTGCCGATTCATTATTGCCGCGAGCGCTTATGGGGCGCTCCTTCTCCGTCACGCGCCTGTAGGTGATCCACCAGCTCGCCATGAGGTAGGTGACCACCAGGTCGTCGTGTATCTCGTCGGTCTCGTTGTTGTAGCTTTTCCTGCCTGTCTTCTCGTTGACTCTTCCCTTGAAGCGGGTGAGCTGGAGCTTGAAGTCCTCCAGGTGCTGCAGGTTTGCAGCCATGCGGAGCCTTCCCTGCTGCATGATGATCATGCCTGCGTGCACCAGGTCCTCCTTGGGTACGTGCATTTCCTTGAGTACCGTGGCTCCTGTGAACCGTCCGAATTCCTGCCCCCCTCCGAACACCTTGCCGAATTCACTGTACACAGGTTGCACCTGGGTGCCGCCTGTGAAAACGATTGGGATGGGCATGAGGCCGCTCTCGCGCATGATGTCGACCACGGGCTCTCCTACGCCGGTCCCGTCAACCAGAAGCTGTGTGTTGTGCAACATGTTGATGGCCCCCAGCAATTCCTTGAGCTTGCGCACCTGGTCGGTGTAGGTTACCGCCTGCATTTTGGCCTGGTACACGAGGTCGAGGTAGTTTACAACCATCGGGTCGCGCCCTGTCTCGGCAGGGAACCGCTTCACATCGGGAGAGTCGCGGTATATCTGAATGCTGGTATAGTCGCGTTTTTTGGCGAGGTCCACGGAACAGATGTACTCCCTGCTGGTTGCGAGCAGGTTGGCAGGCAGGTTCATAGGTTCACCGCCCTATAGTCGATAACCGGCTCTATTGTGTCGAAGCTGTCGATCCCCAGGCCCTTGCAGGTCTGACTGAATGCGGCCTCAATCTCGTCGTAGCTGAATACCATGTCCTCCTGCTCTACGAACTCGCAGCAGTACTCCTGCTGGTACTGCTGCATGCCCATTGCCTCCAGGTTTTCCTGTTGCTCCTCAATGCTGAAGTGCCTCGGCGAGTACCAGGACAGGATGCCTCGCTCAGCCATAATGGCCTTGTATGCCTGCTCGTCCATGTACTCGACCAGGTGCCAGTTGTCCAGTGGGTTTATCTGCCAGGGAGAGCGTATCTCATAGCGCTCCCATCTCTCTGATGAGCTGTATGCCTCGAAGAAGAATCCCTGCTTGCCGTTCGGGGTGCTGATGGCAAAGAGCTCCGCATCGGGATTGTCGGTGAGCATGGGGCGTACACCGGATTTATAGACCACATCGGGTATGCGTGATGCCTCATCCAGCACAATGGTCCTCGGCCTAGAATAACCGCGTGCGGACCGCTCCGTGGCCGGGATGACCAGGATGCGGCTCTTGTTGTCCAGCGCTATCTCGTCCTGGCTGTCCCGCTTGATTTCCGGGTATGAGGGGTCTGAGGCGATGAACTCCTTGACCTTTAGGATGTCCTCGATTGCCTGCGCCTCGGTCGGTGCGAGGATGATGGACAAGCTCTTTGGGTAGTACTTTGCTGTGTGGCAGGGGACCGATGACACAATTGTCGACTTTCCGCTCTGCCTGCTTCCGTTGATGATCTTGCGCTTGTGCTGGCTCTTGAGCACCTGAGCCTGCCACTCGAATGGCTTCCATCCAAGTGCGGCTATGTAGTGGCTCCTGGACAACCCGTAGAGCACCTGCTGTGCGACAAAGCGCTTGGATTCCTCACGCGTCATTGCTTAGCCTCTCTGCAATCCTGGCTACGATGGCAGGGTCGTGCACCTCGTCCTGGATGATCTGGACCACGGTGCTTGCAAGAACGGTGTTCACGCTGACGTTCACATCGATGTTGGCCACTTCCTTGACTACGCCTGCAATCTTGCTGAGAAGCTCAAGTTGCTTGCTGAGTGTCTGTGCAGTATCCAGGATGAGCTTGCGGGGGTCGCTTATCTTCGATTCTACCTTGATGATCTCCTCGTTGTCGCGCATGGCACGCTCGAGCAATTCCTGCAGGTTGGCTTTTTTCCGAACTCGGTACTCCTTGTCGTCGTCCGTATAGTTGACCTCGTTGTAGATCACATCGTGTTCATAGGCTCTGGGGTCGAGATTGTACCGGCTATGGTCGTCCGGGTCCTGCAGCCATTCGTTGCATGCGTCATACATTTTTTGGACATAAACGACAGTATCCTCTACTCGGGATAGAAGCGCTGCGCCATCGTAATCACCCTTTGCAAGAGCCTTTGCTGCTGTGTATCTCAGCCGCTGTGTTGCATAACGTTGCACAGAATTGACAGTCATCCCATAATTTACCGCAATCTGCGAGTACGGTACCTGGTTCACCAAGTCCCGTATAATTGCGTTTTTTTTGGGGTGCTTGTCCACACTGTATGCGTTGGCCATGCCTAGAAAGCCTCCCATGCTGAGCACTGGTCAACCAGGTCGTATGAAAACTGCCACTCGGGGCAGGGGATGGAGGGAGCCGATGCATAGACTGCATAGGGAGGCTTGAACAGCGGCTTGACGATCCTGCATTGTCTCACGCCTCTCGGGAGCTCGACGGTGTAGAATTCCTTGGTGATGGCCTTTCGGAGCCTGCTGTGTCCTGCAGCCTCGTCATAATCCTCAAAAACCCTGCCAACATCTTTAGCCTCAAGCATTTGACGCCTTCCTCCTTGCCTGCCGTATCACTGCTGCACTGATCACCTCTCCGGTCTCCGTGTTAATGATCTCGACCGCCCGCTTTGCGACGAGCCTGGTCTGGAACGGAGTGCCGTATGGCAGGTCGAACATCGAGTACCCGTCCGGGCATCCTCCGCAGTGGATGATGAACTTGAGCGATTCCAGGCTCATGCCGTGGAATTCCGCACATTCGGTTATGCTGTCCCACTCGATAACGTCCCTGCCTCGGAACTCATCGACGGGTACCCGGTTTGCTGCGTACTCAGCCATGACCGCCTCCTCCTATAGCGTAAGTCGTTTTGACGTAATGAACCACCAAGCAAAATGCAGAAAGTTGTACTTTTTATATACCACTTTCGGTTGATTGGGTATTGACAACAAACCATTTCCGGTTGATAATAGGGTATAACGAACGAAAAGGAGGTGCCAAATGGAAAAACTTCAACATTACCCTAATTACGTAAGTCATTATGAATATGAAGGTGGAACTACGATTAGATATACACGAACAAACGGAAATGCTGTTGTATATGAAGATTTTTTTAGATTTAGTACAGAAGAAGAAGCTAAAAAATATTTTGAAGAAGAATGTTAAAAAACAATCAAGCTAAAACAAGGAGATACCAATCATGGCTAGAAAGTTTGATGAGTTTGGAGTAGCGGTTATCGAGATGAGAGCAAGGACCAGCGACAACTGGGACAAGGAGATCGAGGATTTCGACCTGCAGAACTGCATGGATATCTTCTCAAGGGTTGAGAACGGCATGAGCCCGAAACTTGTCGAGGCTCGGTTTGATGAGCTGTGGAATTCCGGCGAGATCGTAACCGTTGACGGTTTCATGAAAACATGGCCGCTGGTTCCGGTAATTGAAGATTTTGAAATTTCCAGTTATGAGATTTGCGGCACTGAATGGACAATGGTCATCGCTACGGTTAATGGCGTTAAGCTTTGCGAGTACATCAACGATGACAATACCGTCGAGCGTATTGATTCCAATATCAAGCTCAATATGCAGGATGAGGCCGAGGAGGCTTTGGGGCCGGATTGGAAAAATGAGATTGAACAGGTGTTCGATGCGATGGACAAATATCTTGAGGAGGCACAGGCATGAAGCGAGTTTTGGAAGGCAGAATCTACGATACCGAAAAGTCGGTTCTCATTTGCAAAATTTGGGAAGGTAATAAGGGCGATTTCGCCCATTTCGAAGCTGAGTTGTACAAGACTCCAAAGTCCGGCAGGTTTTTTTTGGCGGGTGAGGGCGGTCCGATGACCATCTTCCGCAAGCGGGTTGATCAGAACTCATGGAGCGGAAGCTCGGGGATCATCCCGATCAGCGAGGAGGAGGCCCTGCGCTATGCCGAGAGGCATGCAAGCGTGGACACAATCGAGAAGTTTTTCAAGGTCGAGGAGGCGTAAGCCAATTCAACCTACCATCCCCTCTTCGGAGGGGTTTTTCTTTTGCCCGAGCATCTGCACTGCAGCATTGCCGGCAAAGAAGGCCTTGTTGATCACATCCACCGGAACGCCGTTTATTTTGAGGCTCCTGGCGATTGCGGTGAGCATGATCTCGAGGTTGTTTCCGAATTGAACCTGCCTGTCGTTGAGATCCTTTCGCGTCATCATGCTATGTCCTCCCACTTGCTCCAGCGGCAAACCACCTCGGCCGCTCCCAGCTTGCGTCTGAACGAATCGTCGAACTTGGCCTTGAACTCTTCGGGAAGCAGGTTTCCTGCCATGACGGTCTTGCGGTTCTCACAGTCGCGCTTGTCTATGATCTCGTAGAGTATCTGAGCCTCGTGCTCGGTCCAGCCTGAACGCCCCAGCTCGTCTATGCCCAGTACGTCGACCTTGGAATACAGGCTGATCACCTGCCCCTCGGTCATAAGGTCCTTGCGTCCCAGGTAGCTCTCATGGATATCCCGATAGATTTTCCGCTCGACCACGTAGAGCGCAGTCCTTCCCGTCTGGATGCATCCCTTGAGCATGGCGGACAACAGATGGCTCTTCCCCCTGTCGGTAGCGCCAAGCAGCACAAGGCTCCTCACCCTGTCCTGGATGAACGCCACCGCCATGTCGCGTGCATGCGTCTTGGCAGACGATGATATGGAATCGATGTCGTTCACGCTGAAGTTGCGGACCATGCAGTCCTTGAATTTTGCAGGGATCTGCGCATCTGCTATCTGCTTCTCGAACTGGTTGGTCTGCAGGGTGTTTGCAATCTCGAGCCTGTCGTTGTCGTACCTGCACTCGGGGCAACCGGACAGTGGCAGCTCCTCCGTGCTTCCGTCCGGGTACGTCCTTTGCAGGCGTATATTCTCGTAGGGACCATGAATCGGACAGGTGAGATGCAGGGTCTCGATGATCTTCAGGCCGCTCTTGGCCATGAGCTGATCGGTGAAGCTGGTCATGCCTGTGCCTCCTTGTTGTAAGCCGCCCATCGTTCCTCGTTCGCAAGGGTGAATTGTGATGGTTTGTTTGCTGGTGATTGCAGTTGAAGTTTCTTGATTTTGTCTGGTTGCAAACCTTGCCACATATTCGCAATCGAGAGCTGAATGCAGTCGATACGCTGTTGGTCTGAGTCAAGCTTCCTGTCAAGCAGGTCGAGCGTTTGCTCCAGTGCAAGGAGTGTCATAGGCTTCTTGATCTGTTGCCTGTGCTTCAGGAATTTCTTGAGCATGGCTTCATAATCACCGCTTGTTCTGGATTCGATGAGCTTCCAAGCCTCAATTTCGGTTATGAACTGCTTACCCTGCTTCTGCTTCTTTTCCACTCCGTTTTCCCCTTGCAAGGGGGTAAGGGGGTTTCTTAGAGATGGAGATGGAGATGGAGATGGAGATGGAGATGGAGATGGAGATGGAGATGGAGATGGAGATGGAGATGGAGATGGAGCATTGCTTTCCGCATGCTGTTTGCATGCTATTGGCATACTATCAGCATCTGCTTTATCGGCTGATTGCTTGCTATAGTCTCTCTTCATAGCATTTTGCCTTGCAATCTGTGAACGTCCTTCAAACCCATATATCCAAGGCTGGTTAACATCCCAGTCATGGATTATGAACAGGTCTCCTTCCTGCTCTAGGAAGCAAATCTTAGGGTCTAGCAACGCTTCTACGAGTTTTCCCTGCTCTCCAGTCCAGCCTGTGAGGTCCTCAATGTCCGAGGCGTCAAGGTTCTTCAGCTCGCCTCGCTTATAGATTTTTGCGGCGATGCTGAAGAGTTTCATCAAACAATAGAAACCCTCGTAACCGGTCATCCGTATGAGGCGTTTCGTCTTTGGATGATCCACAAAGTCGACATCTATTCGCATGTCCTGTTTTGCCATATTCCTACCACCTTTCCCTGAATCTTGGATGCCTGCAATCAGCAGGAGGCCAGCAGGTTACATCCTGCATAAACCCTGCATTGAAATCATTTGCGGCTTTCCGCGACTTTCTTTTGTATGCGCCCAGACCGCGCTTCCACCGTCTCCACACCTTCAGCGTGAGCATGTGCCTCGGGATTTTTCCTATGAAAATTTCCCTTGGTAAATGGCCATCCTGCTTGGCCTTGTAAAATGCCTTGCTCATGCTTCCCATCTCCCTTGCCCGAAGGCGTTGTGTGCGAGTGCCTGTGCCACCTTGGGGCAGACCGCGTTTCCGATCTGCTTCACCATGTCAGCCCTGCTGCCCGCGAATCGGTACGATGCAGGGAAGCTCTGCGCCATCTGCATCTCCTCGACGCTGAGCATCCTCAGCGAAACGTCCTGAACCTGTTTGCCGTCCACGCTGTAACCCTCCAGGAGTGCGAACCGCTCCTTGGTGGTGAGGGTGGGAAGCGGCTGGTTTACGGATGTGTAGGTTGCGTTGCCGTAGTAGCCCATGACGATTGGTTCTACAAGGGCGTAGCGGTTGCTGGTGTCCAGCGTCGGGAGCGGCTCGTTGATGGAATGGACGCGGTTGCGTCCGCTGTTGTAGCGGGCGATGAACGGCTCGCACTGGGTAGGCGTCCAGTATTTCCTGATGCCGTCGATCACCTTCTCGATGGTGCTGTCCTTCAAGGGCTTCTCTCTTGAGAGCAGGCCTTTCTTGGGGATGCTCCAGTCAATGATCTCACGGGCCGGAACCCACTGATTGCCCTGGGTGAACAGCTCGTCCTTCTGCAGGGTGGGGAAATGCGATTGCTCGGGCCAGAGCAGCTCCTTGCCGCATCCCCTGCGCACGGCCTGTATGAAAAGCCTGCGTCTTGTTGTTGGCGCCCCATAGTCCGCAGCATTGAGCACGCGCCAGTCCACGTAGTATCCGAGGGAGCGCATCATGGCGATGAAAGCATCGAATGTTGCGCCCTTATATTCCGAGTTCGGTCTATTATCAGCGTCCAATGGTCCCCAAGATTGGAATTCCGGGACGTTTTCGATGATCACGCGGTCGACCGTCAGCTTGTCAAGCCAGTCCAGGACGGTGAACGGAGTGACCCTCGACTGCTCGTCCATCGGCTTCCCCCCACGTGCTACCGAGAAATGGGTGCAGGCAGGGGAGGCCCACAAAAGGCTCACGTGGTCGTGCGGTATGACCCTGCATGGATTCAGATCGGCGATGTCCCTGCATAGGCATTCGTCCTTCGGAAAGTTCTGGGAGTGTGTCTCGATTGCACGCTCCCAGTGATTTACTGCATACAGCTCTATCTCGGTGTCCTGGCTCTCTGCTGCCCAGTGGATGCCTTGGCTCTCTCCACCGGCTCCGCAGAACAGGTCAACTACAATTTCCTTGGTTTTCTTGCTCATCTGATCTCCTCCAGCCTGTATGAAAATCCGTCTGAAGTGGCTCTTCCCTTGTTCGCATACTCCCTGATCGTCGTGACTATGTGCCCCGTCTGCCTCTGTGCCTCGGCGACCGACAGGCAGGTCATCACCTGCCGCCCCTGATATATGACCGTAACCGGCCTCGTCTTGCGTCCCTGTCTCATAATTCCCCCTCTTGCCCTGAACGTTCATTCACAAAACTTCTTTCATAGCCGAACCGCATACCGTATAAACACATATGGCGAGGTATCGGTTGGTAGTAATAGTATTCTTCTGGTATTTCAATCCGATCTTCCGGCCAATCAGATACAGCGATTCGGCACCTGTCGTGGTCCAGATAAAGTCCGGTGGGAATCCACCCTTCCTTGTCAGGCATGGTTTTCCTCCCATCCATCACTCAAGGTTTCAAACCAGAATTTGCCACAGAATGGCTTATCCTCGGTGATACCGAACGCCTCTGCAACTCTGAGCAAATACGCCTTCTTCTTCATGCCACGCTCTGTTCTAGGGTTCTTCGGAAGCTTGTGTAGCCTCTGATGCAAACCAGACAAAAACCAATTTCTGAACAGTTCTATACTCAATGCCCGTTTATAATGGTTGACTATATGGAGAGCTGGTAGCAGGTTGTCTATGTCGTCAGTTCCTCCACTTCTCTTAGGCACAATATGGTCAACTTGCCAATCAGCTTCCAAAGGCTTGCCTGTATATGCACAGCGACCACCAAACTTGTTGTAGACTGCATCACGATCAATCATGGTTCCCCTCCCATGCTTCGGGCAAATTTTCTTGCTTCATTTTCTGGATAACCTGTTTCATCTCGCTGTAGGAAAATGTAGGATTGTATTGGGTTACATGGAACCCGTCACCGGTTATTTCCGCTACTTCGTAGCCATCTTTGATTACCACAATTTTTGAGTCCATACTTTTGAATTTCATTTGGCCTCCCATCCATCGGGCAGGGTGAGGCTCTGTGTCCAGTCGCCTGAGAAGTCGACAAAACTCTCGTTAATTTCCATGTACTCGTCAGCTTCGTTATACCAGCACTCACCAAGCCATGTGTTTACAATTCTTGGCATTGAACCATGAGCAGTAATACCGCCTTCTTTGTTGGCCGTTATTGGCCTACCAATGAAGTTTGCCATTTCCTGCATTGTCATCTTTGACTCACCGCTCATCAGCCTGTCGTATGCTTCAGCTTTCTCAGCCATCTCTTTGAGTATTTTTGAAGCAGGGGAGCTGTCTAGCTCCTCATCGGTTAACTTCTTGGCCAAGAGCCTATCGAAAGCGTTCTGCAATGCGTTGGCTCTGGTTATGGCAATCTGGAGGTCTATCTCAAGCTTTTCAATCTTCTTGTTTTTATCACGCCGAACAAAATCAGTCAAATCTTGGGCATTTCTGAATAGCTCTTCAGACTTAGTGAGCTTTTCTTCGAGCCACGAGATGTAGTCAACGCTGTAATCAAACGGCCCAAGTTTTGGGAATGTTTTAGTCTCAAGAGCCTGTCCGCCAGCCATGAATTTCACAATTGCAGACTGCTTCCCTGTTTCAATCTCATACTTCTTCATCAACTCTGTCTTTTCCATCACGCCCTCCTGTTCCGATGTTCATTTGTTCACTACCTTGAACGATATTGCCCACACCCACGGATTGCTTTCCCACGGATAGCCACGCTTGGCGTTGAGAGTATTCCAAATAGACACATAAGCGTCCCTAGCATCAGGCATCGGATTACCACATCCGCAAGGCTCATGCTCACCGCAATTCAAGCATCCTCCATCAATAACACCCTCAGCTCTAGCATCCTCTTCCGTAATATCCTGCAACTGCTCCACACGAATGTCTGTGATTTCAAGGATGATGCGTGATGCCCAGCGTGGCATGAATATGGGGGATTTCCACTTCAATGGAGATTTACCGGATTCCCACTCATACCGCCCATCGCTGTTTGGTTCCAATCCAGATTTTGCAACTTCATCAAGCCATTTTGGAATGAATTGTATTGCTTGTTCTCCAATCGAAACCCACGGAGTATGGGTAAGCTCTGGTGATGCTTGGTAATCGATAGCAACCCTTCCGTCATTACGCCAAGCTCCCGGTTTCCATGTTTCCCTCACCCAAAAACGGTCACCGATTATTCCATATGGGCTTTTCAGGACATAGGCATTTTTATAGTCAGCATCCTCTGGAAACTGAGGCTTGCATACCCGCCTCGTCATGCTCTTCCTGCCATCCAGAATGGCCCGAACCGATTCTCCACTGAAAATAATTGGTCGCTCTTTCATGCCCTTGCTCCTTTTTGTTCCTGCTCGAATACTCCGAGCACTCCCTGCTCCCATTCCAGCTCCTTTCGGTAGAGGCTCTTTGATCTGGACACGTTCTTGATTCTCCCGCCCTGGGCGTTGTAGGCTCTGATGTACCGGGTGATGGTTCCGTCCTGCGGATTGCGCTTTCCGTCTGTTTGCTGACGCACGAATTTCTGCAATTCCCTCGGACCGAAATCCCTGCCCGGCGCCACTTTGTCCAGCCAGCCGAACACCAGCCGCAGAACGTTCGTTTTCTCCTCGAGGGGGATGTTAGTAAGATTCATATTGTCCTCCGGTACTCAGTGTTCTCAATGCGATGCTCTTTCATATGGCAAATATTGCACAACCAGACAACTTCAAGCGGTTTTGAATAATCTCTATGATGTGCGTCTGGTTTGCATTTTTTCCCGCATACACTGCACACATTAGGACGTTCTATCGTGCCAGATTCCACTGCTCTCCTAAGACGCTGATGAGCAATATTTTTCTCTGGAAATTTATCACGATATTTTTGTAAATACTTAGCTTCCCTTTGCCTGCAGATGTCTGGTTTTTGTAATCTAAGCTCGTGATAATATTCTCTTCTTCTTTCTACAGCTTCTGTTTTCCGATTACGAATTCTGTCACTCTCTAAGACAGTGGCATGGTTATTGACACGATATTCGGCAATTCGATTTTTCACGCAATCCTTACAGAAGTTCAGATGACCATCTTTCATTTTCGAATGTTTGTAGAACTCTGAAATATCCAGACTTCTGCCACATTTTCTACAGGTCTTTTCCATTTGCAATCCTCCGTTTAAAATGGGATAGAATCGTCTGCGAACATCTCGGGCCCTGCAACGACTGTCTGCCTCGTCGCAGAATATTGCATCTGAGGCGCCTGCGTTGACTGGCGGGCCCTTGGCTGTTCGCTACGTGGCTGGGATGACTGCCTTGAGCCGTCGGGCTTCCATGTATCAACAAACACGGTGTGGGTGTTTCCTCGGTCGTCTGGTTGCCTCAATTCGACTATCTTGATGTTGACGTAGCGGCTGCCGTTGTCCAGCGTCCTCACGTGCTCCTCTGGGATGTCTGTGAGGCACAGGTTTACTCCCCAGAAGTCCCCGAACTTGCCGTTCATCAGCTTCGCCTTGCCGCAATAAAACTTCTCTTTCTCTTCTGCCATGGTTCTCTCCTCTTGTTGTTTGTCAGATGCAGTTGCTCAGGTCGTCCTTGAGCCTTGACAGCCTGCCCTTGTCGCTGAAGATCAGATAGCGGCTGTGGCAGCTTGATACGCGAACCGATACGCTCTGGGCGGTGATCCCGAAATGATCGGCCAACGCCTTCGGGCTGATGGTCTTTGGCCAGTACGGGATTAACTGGGCGATGCGCTGGGTAAGGTCCTGCTCCTTGCTACGCTTCTCGTCCTGGTTCTTCACAGGCCTCGAGTAGCTGTCCACCCTGGCCGCCGTCACGAATCCCTGCTGCGATAGTGAATCCCTCATTCTCATAGTGTTTCCTCCCATACGTTCTCTGGGGAAATGCCCTCCCCGCCGCACAGGCTAAGCAGGGAGGACTACCACATATTCTTTGCGGGGATGACATCCCCTCTGGGACCGGCGCCTGTTGAATGACGCATCGTGCCTGGCACTCGGTCCCGCATGTCAAATCTTGCTAGTGCCTTCCACAGCTCTTGCCTCACGGTCCAAGGTACGCTTTCTCAGCCACATCACAGCCTCTTCCAGCTTGGTGATAGCAAGAGCGTTCTCGCGACACTGGTACGGGCTGTTCTGGAACTGTTGGAGGCGAGTGAGGACCATGAGAATCAGATCCTCATTGGCAACTCCATTTACTCCGCATTCCTTGATCGGCCCACGTTGGAAATCAATTTCAGCAACTGCCTTCCCATCTTCATTCGAATAAGCGATGAACTTGTGAAAAGCATTGAATGCATAATCCGTTCCGTATACGGTTGTATACTTCTTAGTAAACAATCCGTTTGTGATCTCATGCATTTCTGGACATTGTCCAACCGAAGCCTCTTCTTTCAAAATCTCTTGTTCAGTAGTCATTTGTAACTCCTTTGCCTTTCGGCTCTGGGACCGGCAGGATTCGAACCTGCGTCCAGCAATCCGCGTCATGCTGATCTACCTCTGGGCTACAGTCCCGATTGCCGACGAATGCCCGTCGGCTGGCTTCTGAAATCAGCTATAGATTGGAATGGTCAGTCCGAACTCGACGAGCTTGTCTGTGATCAGTTTCTTCGCCTGCACCTTCCACATGCCGCCGTCGGTCTCCCAAAGGCCCACGTATGCGCCTTCCTCCTTGCTCCCCTTGAAGCGGATGAGGAAGTCTGATACCGGCTGAGGACATTCCGGGAAGATGCGGTAGGGACCGAGTGCGATGCGTGCGGGCATCTGGACGCCGACCATTGAAGCCGCACTCATGCCTTTCTTGATGGTCACACGCTGGGTTGTTCCGTCGTCTGCCAGCTCCACGCCCTCATCGATATTCAGGCGGCTGGTGATGCTGAACAGGTACTGAGCCTCCTCGTTGTACACGAAGCGGGTCTGGATCAGGATGTTGAACAGCTCGGCGGGGATGAACTCATTGAACTTGAACGCCTGCGGTACGTTCTCTGAATGCACAATGAGGGTTCTCGTCATGTCCAACTGATTTGGTCTGGACAAAACGCCAACGCTTAAATCCTCATTCACAACAGCTATGGAATTGACGATATCCAAGCTCTGCTGATTCTCGTTGATGAACTTGACCAGCGACTCAAGGGTGTTGAGATGGATTGCCGGGACCTTGTCTACGTTCCTCAGCACCTTGTAGTTGATGGGAACGAACTTCTCACCGTTGTGCTCGATTATCTGCTTGTCCTGTACAAGCCTTTCGATCCTTTCGATTGCGTCTGCTTCGATCATGTTGTTTTACGACTCCTTTCTTTTTGGAAATTCGATGGGTTCGAGCTCGGGCTGAATCTCCGGCTCCCTGGTAGATGCGATGATCCCGTGGCTGGTGAGGTCCATGAAGATCGCCCCCTCATCAGCCTTGATGCCTGCGAGCGTGGTCTTTGCCTTGGTGACCACCTTTGCCATCGCCCTGTCTTTGGACGGGACGATCTCGATGACGATGGTGATGGACCGCTTGGCCTGCGGGTCGGTTGCCGGGTCCCCGATGTTCTCGAGCACCTTCGGCCACTCCCTGTTGAATAGCTCCGCAATCGAGCCTTCGTTGATGTCGATGATTCCCTGTACGTCTTTCAATCCCATGGCGATCTCCTTACTGCAGCTCCGCCGCCACCACGCTCATGCCCGGGGTGGTGGAGTACATCTTGCATGCCGTCACATGCGTGACCTGGCTGTCATCCTTGAACACGATTTGGTTGAGGCCGTCAAACACAGCTTTGATGTAGTTGTCGATGTCAGGCCTTCCGGTGGGACGAATCTCACCGGACAGTGCCTGCGCCTTCCTTTTCTTGGACCAAGATTGCGGTACCAGCTTGTGGACGGTGATCTCGATGGCGACCGACGTTTCCATCGGCGCCATTCCGCACATCTCCTTGGCAGCCATCATTGCCACCAGCGCCTTATACTCGGCATTTTTAGGTGCGTCGTAGTTGTGGATTTTCCCTTTGGTGATTGTGTACCGGTGCCTTGCCAGTGCGACCGGCTCTCCGGGGATGAAGAAGCTTATCTTCATTGCTGATCACCAAACGGCACATTGTCGAGTTCAAGCTGGGCCGCCTGCTCATCGGTCAGCTCACCTTCGGCGAGAGGCTGGGGCTGATCCTGCAATCCCTCGTCGACCGTCTCGTACTCCGCATGGATTGCGAGGTCCTTGTCGGTGATGAGCACCGCCTCGTCCTTCTGGGTGGCGTCGATGATGAAGTCGGTCTTGATCGGGGCGTACTTGAGGGTGGCCTTGAGGACCGTCTTCTTGGCCATCTCGTCGAACTCGCTCTTCCAGGGGGAGTCGTACTGGGACTTGTAGGCCTGCGAGTACTTTCGGGCATGTGCCTCGACATCCTCCACCGACCATACTGAGAAGCCGTATCCACCGTTCTTCAGCTTCCAGACTGCATAGTAGAAAACCGGGTTCCCGCGGTTCGTCCTGGCGGGCTTGTGAACGAGCTTCTGGTCGAGGCCGTATTCGTACTCGAACTCGTCATGCTCGTACACCACATGTGCGTACACGCTGGTCATCTCTCCTGATCGGTAGCACAGGTCGATGAGGCCCTTGTAACCGATCTGGAACTGGCACTCGGTGATCCCCTTCTTGTTGTTCTTGAATGGGATGAGGTATGCCTGCCCCAAGGGAGTGTTAGGCTCCAGTCCGAGCTGGGCCGCCTGCATCAATCCTCCCAGGAAGCTGTTGCGGTCGCACTCCGCCAGCTTCGGGTTGCTGGACAGCGCGGTAAGCGCGATTCTGGTGAATCGTTCTGCCGTGATCACCGAAGGAAGCGCCTTGGCGATCTGGTCCTGCATGGCGATTACAAAATCTTTGAGCGTCTGAGGCTGCTTCCTTACAGCCGCAGCATTTGCCTGCTGCTTGATGATGCCCTGCTGGTTGACAGTCCTCGTTGCGTTTGCTTGGTTCGTACTCATGCGATTCTCTCCTTTCCTTCTTTTATTTCCTTCAGCAGGAATGTCCTGCTTGAAGATTCCCTTGTGTACTGCGCGTATATATCCGGCAGCTCAGCCTTGAGCGCCTTGGTATCAAGGCGGTTGCTGGTCCTGATTTTCCATGTGACCCTGACATTGTCATCAGAACCTTCCGATGCATCCCCGAGCGCCATCTTCACGCGGTTCTCGAGCGCCGTTATCTCCGCATCAAGCTCCTTTGCCCGGGCCTTCTTTTCTATGAGATCGGCGAGCGTGGAGCTGACCGAATAGAGCGGGACATACCCGCCCTCGTCCCTTGGGTAGAGTGATGACAGGGTTTCATCGTCCTGCTCCATCGGTTCGGGTGGGTTCCTTGCGAGCACGTGCTCGGTCCAGAATCTCTGCTCCTCTTCGATGAGGACTGCGATGTCATCCTCGTTTCGGTCGATCTTGAATACATGGAACCCCTTGTTGAGCACCAAAACCGCCAGATACCAGGACGGCCATCCGGTGACGGCCATGTAGTGCTGGCACTGGGTGTAGTACTCGGGAGGCACGTCGCCTTCCTCGAAGTCGGTGCGGTTGTATACGCTGGTGGTCTTGCACTCGAGGCCGATGTTCTCGCCTGTGATGCGCCTGTCGATGTTTGCGTGCATGAAAGGATGTTCGTCATTGACGAGGATGTGGTTCTCTCGGCGGACCTTGAGCCCGGTCTGCTCGGTGAACCGCTGGGCGACGTATTCCTCAAGGTCGCGTCCCTGGCGCATTGCCTCGTTGTCCTCTCGCTCCGGCACCAAGCCGAGCTTGTCTGCATAGACCGCCAGCGGGGAGCTCCACTTGCTCAGCCCGAGGATTGCGGCGGCATCGCTGCCTCCGATCCCATTCTTTCTCAATTCGAGCCAGTTGGCCCTGTCTGTAAACGGAATCTTTGTAATCATTTTCCCATCCCTTGAACCGCCAGCGTCTCAATGGCGCAGCGGTAGTCGTAGTCGAGCATGTCGGTGACGTCGTGCTCGCCGAGCATGATCCTTGCATCGTCGAGGTAACCGCCCTCGGACGGCTCATCCCTCGTCGCCTTCGAATAGGGAACGAAATCCCCGATCACATCGAATTCGAGCCCACCGTACTGTACGCTTGTCTGCATAGATACCTCCTACTTCTTGTTATTCCTTCGGCCTCGTCCTTGGCCGGATGGTCCAAACCCAAGTTTTTCCCTCTGCTCGTCCGGCATGTTCTCGATGTCGAGAAGCAAATAGATCCCATAGAACATGCCGATGCAGGCGAATATGCCTGCTATGACGAAGATCCATTCGAATGCCGTGAGCTCCTCAAGGCCCAAAATAATTGCCATCATTCCCACCCCCATTGCGTGTCCGCGCTACGCCCTCGATTGCAGGTCCGAGAGCAGGACCTCCATCCGCTTCTTTCCGATGAGCCTCGATGCAACCTGTCCACTCCGGGCCAGATAGCGGATCGTCTGGCTCGGTATCCCAAGCTCGGCCTCGGCCTGCAACGGCGTGACCCATCGCTCATCCTTGAGGGATGAGAGTATCTTTGTGATTGCGTTGCTCATCGCCTGGTTCGCAGTAAGCAGGTCCTCGAGGAGGGACTTGTCGATCTGGGCGGTCATTTTGGGGCCCCCTGCTGACGAAGAGCCTCTTCGATGAGAAGGCCAACCCAAGAACCGAAGGTATATCCCTTCGATTTAGCAAAAGCCTTGGCCTCCTCTCTTTTCTTTTTCGTCATTTGGACTTTTAATGTAGTAAAGTCATATTTTTGTGTCTTCATGAGGTAATCATAGTCACAAAAACATTACCTGTCAACAAATTTGGTAACTATTTTACTACTTCTGTTGTAGTCTGTGTTTATGAGTGATCCGGGAAATATATTTGATCAGGACCTTGGCTTCTGGTTCTGGAAAAGAGTAGACGGCCTGAGAGGAAAGCGGCAGCTCAAGGAGATAGCCGAAGCTGCAGAGATTGACTATACCCGAATCAAGAACCAGCGATCTGACAACAGGACTCCGAAACTTGAAGATGCATACAGATTGTCAAGAGTGTTGGGATGTTCACTATCATTTCTCATTACCGGTGTCGAATCTGACAATATAATCCCTGGTAACCTACTCCCTATAATAAATGCCCTAAAAACTGCATCCGAGGAAGATATTCATATAGTAAGAAGAATATTGAGAATCCCTGAAGACTCGGCACTTTCGGTACGAAATGCATAGTGATAGACTTCTTCACAGGAAAGGTTATCATATAGATTACACTGAGGCGCTTTATGAGAAAAATCCTTATTTTTATACTTCTATTTTTTTTAATGTCGGGTTGTTCAAGTGATATTGATCCTGGCTTCTTGGATAATGATGCCAATACTTCGAATTCTGTTGAAAATAGTGACAATGGCACTGATCCTGATGCATTGCCGTTGGGTGATGAACGATTCGATGGTAAATTCGTCTACAGCCTATTCATTGATTCATTGGATGTGCCAGGAATTGAGAGTATGAGATTGGCTACGATAACGTATGTTTTTGATAGAACCAATAAAGCTGAGTCATACAGTAAGTTCTTGAATTACACTTATGCTGATGGGTGGCAATACACTTCCACCCCAACGCATTTCATAAATGAAATAAAAGTTGATGGCACAAAGTTTTCAATCAGATTGTGGAATAACGCCTATTCAGAATGGAATGAGTATGAATATTCATTCGAACATAATGGTTATACACTGATTCTTCATAATTATTTCGATACTACGGGGAAAAACATGATTCTCTTGAAACAGTAGGAAACGCCCCCGGTGAACGTTTCCGGGGGCGGAGCGGGGGAAGGATGATACTGTTTACCAAGAACCAAGAGGAGTGTCCATGCACCTATATGGTTGCATGGATTTTGCGTTTCAACCATTGAGCTGATGCGAGAATTCCAAAATATTTTTTGCTGGCGAGTACAGCTCATCCAGTTTCTCTGCGATGGGCATGAGGTTCATTGCCACAAGGTGGGTGTACCTTCTTTGCATGTCAACAAGTTCCTGGTGCCTCCACGCAAGATACTCGGCCACAAGCACGGGGGACGCCCCCGCCACGAGCAGGTTGGTGTTTGCGCTGTGCCTAAGCAGGTGGTGCCCCATCTGGTTCCAGACTTCCTTGCGTTCAGGGTCTGCGATCCTGAGGGCGGTCTTGAGCTTTCCCATGTTGATGTCGGTCCATCGTTCGTAGTGGGGGAAGTAGTATCCGCAGACAGGGGTGAGGCTTGCCAGTGCAGCAAGGGCGAGCTTGGGGAGCGGGATGATCCTTGTGATCTCCCACTTGGGTGGTACCGGCTCGGTGAATGATCCCGTGGTGAATTGCGAGTCTATGGTGAGCACGCCGTCATGGAGCCTGCTCTCGTTGATTGCAAGCGCCTCGCCGCGCCTCATGCCTGTGGCGGCAATGACGGTGATGAATGCGTAGTACTCGGGGCAGGGGAACAGATCGGGATGGCCCAGCAGCCATTGCACCTGGTCGGGGGTGAGTGCATCACATCGCTTCTCGATGTATTTTATGTTGGGAAGGCGGGCGGCGGGGCTTGTCGCAACCAGGCCGTCGCTCTCTGCCTGTGAGAGTGCCACCTTGAGGGTGGAGTAGAGCATCTGGCTCTTGCGCCTTCTGCCGTGTTTTTCTACTATGATGGATGCTATGTCCTTGATGTCGCGCTTCTGGAGCTGGCTGATCTGCATGGACAGGTATGGGGTGGCCTGCAGGAGCCTCGCCAGCTCCTTGGCGTTGCGGGCGTTCATCAGCGCGTACTGCATGGTGTAGTTCGTTCCGGCTACCAGGGCCTCCTTGCGCCTCGGGTTGGTGGCAGGGTCCTCGTACAGCTTGAGGAGCTCCGAGAGCGTTGTCCTGCTTCTCGTGCCTTGCTCAGCAAGCCTGTCCACGTAGGCCTGTGCATAGAGCAGGGCGTCCCGCTTGTTCGCCCTTCCGGTTGAGAGCTGGCGGCGCTTCCCGTCCGGGTCCGTGTACTTGAAATAGTAGCTTCTGCCGCCCTTCCTTTTGTAGACCGTCGTCACCATGATCGTACCACGGTTTGTAGCCATTTTTGCCTCCATGAAAGTGGCATTCCGTCACCAACGAGTTTCTGCATACACTATAACATAGGCCGTATGTACATGTAATACAGTAAATTGCTATTTATGCAAAATAAGCTATTTTGGCCTATTGAGTACGTTATATTACGTTTTTGATACGTTAAATACAATACCCTTTACGTGAATATTGTAACGTGTTACGTTAATTTTTGGAAGGATTGTGGTGAAATTTCTAAGGTCATAGTGTCACCAGCATTTTCCATGGTGACAGTCATGGGCAAAAAAAGGACCGGCGGGAGTACGTTTTCCGCCGGCCCAAAAGGAGAGAATCTATGAAACGCCCACCTGATCATCTGATCAGAATGTCCATGTGAATCCTGCCTTGTACATGAGCTCGGCAGGCTTCGTGAAAGAATCCTGACCGAACATGTATACGGCACCTCCAAAGACGCCCACCTTGCCGAAGTTCACTCCGGCGGTCACGTCCATGCCGTACCTGCCGTCCTTCATCACCGCCGCGGTCCCGACCGTGGTGGTGATTTTCTTGTTGCGGTCCTTTACGGCATTGTATTTTGCCACAGCCTCGGTCGCCTCTTGGAAGTATCGGTTTGCCTCGTCGGACTTGAGCTTGTACTCCTCTACAAGGGTGTCGTACTCAGTCTCCAAGGCCTTCCGCGAGTCCTCTGATGCTTTCAAGAAGCTCTTGAGATTCTCTATTTCGTTCAGCAAGCTCTCGGCTGTCGCTACCGTATTGTTCAATTTCACGCCCGACTTCTCCAAGTTGCTCGACAACGTGTCCAGCATCCTCTTCGATTCGGCCAACTGATTGTCCAACTGCCTGATTTGTTGCTTCAGCAAGGCTATCTCCGCCTCCTTCTGCTCGACCGCGGTATTCTGGACCGGGTCGGTCTGGGTAGGGGAGGCCTGAGTTTTTTCTCCAAAGAAGAAAGGCCAGGCTGCCGACACCGGCTGCAGCACCGATACCAGCAGCACGAAGCTCACGACGATTAGCCGTAAGCCATGCTTTGATTTTCTTGCACACATAGTGATCTCCTATTCCGGCAGGTCGCGTGTGAGCGCCTGCAGGTATTCGTGGGCGGCATCCTTGACTGCGCCAAGGGTTCCAGTTTGGTCGTCATCAGCTCCAAGCACCTCGTCGTAGGTCATAAACTGGTCGGCATAGACTGCAAGGGGCCGAGTGAAATCAAGATCGCCAGAAAGAGTATCGCCAAGAAGCCGATATCTGAGGAGTCCAGCCAGCGTCTTGAAAGCGTCCGCCTTTGTTCCTGCCTCAATCTTTCTTCGGTACTTGGCCCATTTTTCCTGCTCTCGTTCCTCTGTGCTCTGGACGGACGGGTGGTAGCAGAGTGCAAACCAGACACCCCCGAGAACGCCGAGAAGAAATACGACTGACAGACGTATGATCACCTCCTTCAGGGTTGCGGCTTGCGCAGCCCAGAACCAAGAAAGGCCGCTTCCGATAACGAATACCTCTCCAAGGAAATACTGCCAGGTGAGTTTCTCTCGATCATTGAGCAGCTTTCTCCACAGGTCCTCGATGAGCAGCGCCATCGCCACGGTCGGGATGACGAGCGTGAGCCCGTCGACAATCGTCATCATGTCGATTCTCATGAGCATCGCCCCGATGACGGCAAGAAATACCGATGACAATAGGACAAACAAATTCTTGCGGAATGTCATCTCTTTTTCTCCTTCTTTTTTCCCAGCCCATGCTTGTAGACGCCGTAGATGGCGTCCCACCCGAATACCGCGATGCTCGTCACTACGCCTCCATGCACAAGGCCTGCGATGAGCAGGCTGTCGGCCCATCTCGCTCCCCCTGCATAGACGCTTGAGAACCATCCCCATACCGCGCATATGACGAATGCAACGGCAAACAGCACCAGCGGCAATAGCTTGTTGTTCAAAGGCGTGCGGTACTTGAGGATGGCCCCCAGGGCATTGACGAACAGTGCGATGACCACGAATTCCGGCCTGATCAGCACATTGTAGTCCATCACTATCTTCTCCTTCCCCTTACGGGGCTAATCATAAAAACATCTCGATGAATTCGTCAGGGAATCCGCGAAAGAATCCCGATACGACCTGCCAGACTGCAAAGGCCCCCCATAGGACAATCTTCTTCCAGGAGCGCTTTCCTTTCGGGAAGGATGGCCTCTTGGTGGATGATGAGCTTCTGCCCGAGAAGTAGGATTTGATGATGTCCCACTCTCTTGCATTCTCCGCCTCGACCTTTGCGAGCCTTTGCTTGATGTCCTCGAGGTCTTCCATGGGCGTCTCATCTCCTCTTCCTCCAGTCTATAACCACGGAAAATAGCGGGCAACAGCGCTCGCAACGGTTGCTATGTAGCCGTACTGCTCTGCGTAGAGATATACAGCCCAAGCAATTCCTATCCCAAGAAGGTCAAAGCCGATGTCTGACCAGCTCCACAGGTGTGCCTTCTGGATGCTGTCTATCGCTTCCTTGAGCACTCCGAAGCCGAGCGCTATGACGAATCCCCACTTCGGGTGGAAACTGGTTGCAATGAGTGCAATCCAGAAGCTCCAGAAAAGATGGAGTGCCTTGTCTTTCTTCATACGATCTCCTTTTTATCCAGCACCGGTCTAGCGCTTATCAACGCCTCTTCCAGAAGCCTCTCGGTGGTCGTGTATGCGGAGCAATGCGAAACATATCCAAGGAATGAGATGATCGACGCCTTCACCTTCTCCATCTCCACATTGCCCTTGATCGGAAGA